CACCGGATACGGCGGCGGCGCAGAGTTCATGGTCAAAGGCGACCACCACACCTACAAGGTCAAGATCGAAAGGTGGAACGGCTGATGGGGGACCGGGGCAACATCGAAATCCGGCAGGGGTACCAGGCTGCCGACGGATCCCGCCACGAAGCCAGCGTGTTCCTGTACACCCACTGGCGCGGTTCGGAATTGCCGACCATCTTGGCAGATGCTCTCATCAAGGCAGGCGCCCGTACCAGCGACCAAGCGTACCTCACCCGGATAGTGTTCGACCAGATGTGCGGCGACGACAACGGCACTATGGGCTTCGGTATCGCTCTTGGGTACCCACCTGACAACGAACACCCGATCCCACAGGTGTGGTGGGATGGTGGGCGGCGGGACCGACTACGTATTACCTATCTGGACCGCGACTACACCACCGACGAGTTCACCGATGGTTACGCCACCAGAGAGGACTGACCGGTATCCGGCCACTGCCTCGCAGCAACCACCGTCACCCTCGCCCGCAGCGAAACACGGTAGGATAAACCCCGTGGCTTTCCGTTTCACCGGCCGAGTACGGCCCGGACTGGTGCGTACCCTGGGTGGGCGGCGGCGCTTCAGCGTCGATTACCACGACGGGTGGGTGGACATTCCCCCGGTGATCGACGCGTTCGAGGAGGCGATCGAACCGTTCCTCGGCAACGCCATGGTCCCTAACCTGCCGGTCCCGGCTACCCCACGGCACATCGCTCCAACGTTGGACGGCGACGAGGTCATGGTGGCCAACACGTTGATCGCTTTCGCCCCCGAGATCGTCACCTTATACAACATCGAATGGTTGGACCGGTCCGAACCGGAACTTCTGTCGGTCCCTTCTGCTAGGATGGGGCATGGCTGACGCAACCACACCCAAACCCGTACTTCCGTTTGATGTCGTCGAAGTCGACGGGGAACCCGACGTGGGACCATCTGTCCTGGCTGTGTTCGGCACGGAGGCTCAACGCCGTCGTGCCCGCTCCCTCGGGATTGTCTCCGACGAACCCGACGAATCAGGCGAGCAACCCCCACTTCCGTAAGACCTGCTCGACCAGCGGGGCGATCTTCTCGGCGAACTCGTCGGCCCGCCACTGGAACCCGTACCACCTGCCACCCGCAGCCACATCTGCGACGGTGGCGGCGGCTGGCAGGCCAATCGACTCGGTCATTGCTGCCGCCATCTGTGGCGTGCCGTTCGTGGTAGCGAGCCACTGTGAGAATGCTCTGGCCCAGAGTTCATGCGGGGATGTGGCGTATTCGACCCATGCGGGGTCGATCTTGCCACCTACCCGGAGCAGTGTTGCGACAGCGTCCGACTCGGCGGCAGCCTTCAGAAACGCGATCTCCTCCGTGAACTCGCCTGACACCCCATGCCGGGGTGCGAAACCGCCTTGTGGCATCTCCGCAAACGCGTCCTTCATCCGTGACCGTTCCACTGTCCTGGCGAACCCCCTCGGACCCGACGCCGGGACCACGTCCTCCACATAGTCGAGCCGGTGCCCCCATTCGTGACCGAGGGCGTTCTGCATGTCGCCGATATCGTCTGCGGTTCCCTTGCCGAACGTTTCGATCTGCGATCGGACACCCTTCGCCTCGAAATAGTCAGCCATCCGTTCCCGGTACCGCGCATATGCCGCTTCGTATTTGGCAACGGCGGCGTCGTACTCGGCCTGGGTAGCGTAAGCAGATCGGATACGCGGCCGGGTCGGTTCCGACGGCATAGGGATCTTTCTTTTCGGGCTGAAGAACCCAGCCTCGCCCGGTTGGGTCCCCTTCGTCCGCAGTGTAATCGAGGTGGGACCAGAACTGTATGGCTTGGGGGCGACGATCACTTCGTCGATCTTGGCAACCACCGGGTCGACCACCTTTGCTGTCTTGGCGGTTGGTTTATACATGACGCTTTCGGCCATCGTCGGCCCGGATGGCGCCACCGGCGGGAGTGCCGAAGCGGGACTGGGTATCTGTCCGAACGGTCTGAGGTTGCCGACCTTCGCATCATGCGCTTTGCCCACGATAACTTTGCCACGGTTGAGAACCACCATGAATGATTCGGTGGTTCTGGCATACCGCACCGCGTCGTAGCCGAGGGCGGCTAACAACTGGTGGGGATCGTCGAATCCGAGGTGTGCGTATTCATCCAACAGTTTCTTTCCCGCTTTCCAGTGGTCGCCTACGAACTCGTAGATTCGGGCGTCTTTGGCCAGTGTCATCTCCAACACTGAACCGTGCTGTGCCGCATTGGGGATAGTCCGCATCACATAAGACTCGAACTCGGCCGCGGTGCCTTCGACCGTGTAAGTACCCCGACCGTACGCCCCGTCGCCGATGAAGTCCCGACCTCGCCGGAATCCGTCAGCGACCTCGTCTGGTTCGACTGTCACCGTCCGTTGGGTGGCTTCGTCATACCGAGTCGCCGAACTCACGACACGACGCATCTCCCCTGCTGGGCTTTCATCCACCAACCGTGCCAATTCGTCCGCTTCGACGACTCGCGGTTGTCTTGAGAAACCAAGATAGTTGAATAACGCTTCGGTGCCTTCGTCACCGCCCTCCTGGTAGACACGGGATGCAGCCTCCAACGATGCGCCAGATGGAGGAACCGGTGCCGACGGTGCCGACGGAGGCGCAGACGTGGGGAGTACCCTCGGAGCGGTCGATGCGCCGCTTGTGAAGTCCCACACCATCGGGTTCTGCTGGGTCCCCAACGGGTAGTTCGGGTCGCCGATCCCACGGGGGGCAGGGGCTTTGTCGATGTTAGGTACGAGGCTTATAACACAACGGCAGTTGGGGTGCGCCGGTGGTGCGTCACCCACCAACGCGAATGACTCGTTGACCGGGATCACCTGACCCATCAACCCCTCGCACGTCGCGCACACATCGATCGGCCCGGTCATCCACATCTTGCCAGCCCGTCCAGCGTCGACCAGCCCATCGTTGATCGCTTGGCGCATCGCGTATAGTTGGCCTTGGTTCGAGGCACGCATGATCTCGGTGCGGGCGATCATACGCGCCCGTGCCCGCCGCAACTTTTCAGCGTACCGGGTGGCCCGGGCAGCCACCACATCTTGGGCTTTCGCCGGTGACATCCCACGTCCGATCTGCGGGTAGATCTGTTCGGCCTGGCGGTCAGCGAAGTTCATCACTGCTTTTTCCCAACCGGGGGTGAGGCCGGGGGCGTGGACGCCGTAGATCCGGGCTAGCCGTGCCGCCGCCGGGGTGGTCGGGTCGACCTCCCGGAGGATCTGCATGAGCGCTTGGCTGGTTTGCCGACGGGTCAACCCGTGTGTGGCCCCTCCGTGGGACCACACCTGTTCGGCAGTGAAGGCACGCCCAATCGCCTCTTGGATGGACGTTTTCTGTTCGACCCCCATGTTAGTGATGAGTTGAGCCGATTCGGTACGTGCCCACCGGGCCGACGCTCCGTTGACTGCATCGAACGCTGCCTCGTCGATCCCCCACGCCATGTCGGCATAGATGCGTTTCTGGACGTCGCTTGGGTCGACCACCCGGACATCAGACCCGAGCCGCCGCAGGTTTTTGTTGATCGCTGCCCGGATCCGGGTTACTTCCTCCCGAGCAGACGCGGCGAATTGTTCATGCAAGAGGCGAGTCAGGTTGTCACCGAACCATCCGAACAGGTCCATGTAGTCGGCAAAGAACTCCTCCCAGGTGGCGTCGCCATCGATGTATGCCAGGAGCAGTTGCCGGTCAATCCCGGCGAACGCCTCGAGGGCTTCGCTATAGACAGCCCGTTCGCGCCCACGCAACTGGTTGGAGTCGGTGGGCCGAAACTCTGGGGTGTGGTTGCCACGTTGTTTAGTGACCGGCCATGAAAGCCGGACTCGGCGTGGTGACCGACGTCGAGTGGCGACCTGGACCGGACCGCCCATTACTCGATCGCTTCGCTCTCCTCGGTTGGCAACCCGGCAAGGCCCAAGAGATGGTCACCAAGGTCATCATCAGGGATGATCACGCCGACACCGGCCAGTTTCGACACGAAGTCGGCAATCACGCCAATGTCGACGTTCCGAGGTGGTGTGTACCGGAGCCGGGGGGAGTCGGCTTCGTCGATCCCGTTGATCCGCATAAGACGTGGGATGGCGTGCCGGTTGAACACGTCGGCGATGGTGTCGAGCCATGTGGCAAGACTGTCGGAGAACAGTTGTATCTTCGACACCGACAAGGCTTGGGTCCCGACCTTATCATGACCGAGCAGAATGAAGTCGGCCAGGATAGTCATCGCTATCCGTTGGTCGTACCGGTTGATTATGGTGTTGGTGTCGAACTGGCGACGTCCCCCGGTCGACAACAGTTTGAGGTCGTACGCCAAGTTGCCGGTTTCGGGGTCGTACGCCAACGGGTAGACTATACCCTCTTGCTCGTCCCGGCGGATATTCCTGACTATCTTTTTGATCTCGGTTAGGGCACTCACTTCTTGTGCCGTGGCGTTGTCGGATAGCAGATGGGGTGGGACCAACGCGACGGGCATCCCGGCCAGATCCCGTTCGATACCGATAGCCTCGATCTCTGAGATTTTCGACTGGTAGTACCACGACACAAACGCGTTGCGTAGGATGCTACGACCTTCGGGGTTGTTACGTTTGGTCGAGGTCCTGAACAGTAAGCATTTCTCGATAGGGAGCAACACTTCGCCCTGGTTGTGGGCGTAGGGGTCCAGTTGGATCGCTCCTTGGATGCCGCCGCTGTCGTCAAACACCCACCTCAGGATGGTGTTCTGATCGCGGATCGGCAGTTTGCGCCAGCCAATCATCCCGTCGTTGTACACGGATCGGGTGGTCGGGTCTTTACCTGGCCCGTTGCGCCGTTTGTAGATGATCTCGTTGTAGGAGAAGCCAAAGGTGAGCATCGACAAGATGGAGGACAAAGTGTCCTGCCACGTGTGCGACATGTCGTTCATGCAGGTGGCGACGAACTCGGCCCGGTCCACGCTTTGCTGGTCATCTGGGTCATTCGGTTCGACTGTCCATTCGGCCCCACGAATCAACATCTCGACGGCGTGGAGGATAGCACCAATCACCGGGTGGTTGTTGGCCATCTCCCGGTACGTGGCGTAACGGCGTCGACCCTGGAGCGCGGCCAAGAAATCCTCCCGGACCAACCCACCGTATTGGACCAGCCCAGTGGATCCGATCTCACCGAACTCGGTCGACGACACCCGCTGTTTGTCAAGATGCATGGGGCCATCGGTCAGAGTCATGGGTAGCATCCTATCATCTTGGGGCGACGAAGTGACGAACGTCGCCGGGTGGTGATGAGGGAAAGAAGGGGGGCGTCTGGGCCTACGGCCACTCGTCGTGGTGACAGGGGCCACCGCAACCACGGGGAGTGATTGAGAGGCTTTCTTGGCCCCTCCCTTGGCCTCTTGCCCGTCCAAGGTCCCAACGTAGTCCAGAACCACACAGAGGCCAAGGGAAGGGCAAGGAGATACCTCCCGTGGCAAACGGACACCCCGACACCCCCGGAAGGGTGTGGGGAAGCAGGAACCCGGGTGCCTCCGTTTTTCACCTAGGTTGCCACGGGTTGGCCTGTTCCAACGATACAGGAGCGACAGCCGCCACCTGCCGCGCCCCGGCTATCATCAGATCCGACAACGCCCACACCAGAGCGTCGAGCCGGTCCGGCGAAGGTGACACATCGGGTACCCACGAACACAACTGGTCCTCCAACCGGGCAAACACCCCCACATGATGCACCCGCCCCTGTTCGTATAATGCTGCCACCGGCTCCGCCCGGGTCCGTTTCCCTCGACTCGCGTGCACCATCTTGACCGGCAAGTTGGATTCAACCGTGTCCAACGTGTGACGGACCATGTCGCCCCCCTGGTTGGCCTCAGCCACGATCCGATCAGCCGAAAACGTGTGGTAGGCCGAGATCGCTGCCGACGCCCACTCGTTGGGCGTGCCCTTCACGGTCCGGTCATCCAAGATATACCCGTGGCCGTCGGTACCGACACCGGCTACTACCACCCCAGTTTCGGACGAGGTGGCTTTACTCGACGCTGCCGGGTCGATTGCCACAACGATCCTCGACAAGTCCGGTGCTTGGACCACCCGGTGGTTATCAATCGAGTCCCGATCCCACAACGCGCCCTCGACATCGGCCAAGATCTCAGCGTGGAGTTCCTGCCGCCCCAGCCGCGTCCCCTCGTACCGTTCGAGGATCTCCACCAAGAACGGACCAGCCAAGTTGCTACGGTTCTCGTAAGTCGATCCCCGCACCACCGCGACATCAGCCCGGTCGACCAAAGACCGGATCAGGGCAGTGGGACGCGGGGTGGTCGTCACCACCACCCGAGGGTGTCCACCGACACGCAGCCCGAACATCAACATATCCCACGCTTCGGGGTAGCGCCAAGCAGCGAGTTCGTCGGCCCACGCCAAATCGTGATTGGGGCCACGTAACCGGTCCGGCTCGTCCGCCGAGTAGGCAGTTGCCACGGCCCCGTTGTGGAATGCGATGCGTCGTTTAGACGGTTCGTATTTGGGTCGCTCGTCAGGGGGAAACACTGCCAACAGTCCTGATTCACCCTCGATCATTGTGTCGCGCACGTCTGCCGCTGTTGGACCGACCAAAGCCACACGGCGGGCGTGACCAGCAGCAACTTGTTCACGGACAAACTCGGCACCAGTCCTGGTTTTACCAAACCCGCGCCCTGCCAACACCAGCCAGACGCGCCAGTCACCCTCCGGGGTGGCTTGTTTAGGCCGTTGCCACAAACGCCAGTCGTATAACAAATCCTGCTGCTGGGTCGGGTCGAGGGTCGCTGCGAACCCCTCCAAGTCGCACAGAGTTTTGAGCAGTTCGAGCGGTGACGCCTCAACTGTGGCCATTGCCACACACATCCTCGGTCAGGATGTCCACCAGCAATGCAGATGACCCACCCGCCGACGGTTTGGGCAATACGTTGTTCATCCACATGACCATCGGGGTCCCGTCACCGAGCCATGCCCCGAAGATGTTGGACCAGAGGTACTCGACCGCTTCCTCCTCCGAAATACCACCGGCGGCGGCCAACGTGCCAACCATCTTCTGTTCGTCATAGACCAATACCGGGTCCATCCCGAACCGGCAAGCAATCCCAACAATACACGAGTCGAACAGGTAACGGTCGCCGGGACCGTCGAAGATCACCGCGTCAGGGTTGATCTCGGCCAGTTCCTCCCAGAACGGCCCCTGGCGCCCGGTCATCCGATCACCCCGTTGCCCCCGGGTGGCCCATCGCCGTTCGATGACGCCAACTGCGGATGTTCTTGTTCTTCATTCTGGAGTTGGGCCAACTTCTGCATCAGCACCTCGCCGATGTCGGTGCGGATCGCCAACGCTGCACCACCCGGGCCGCTGATCTCGTGCTGGCGGGGGGCATCCAAGCCCCACAATTCGGCCCGGCGCTTCTCGATCCTCAGACACCGGTCGATCGCCTGGAGGTCGCCACTCGCGATCGCTTGGTTGAACGCCTCGTAGAACAACCGGTCTAACCGTTCTGTCTGGATGATCCGTTGTTGCTCCACGGTGTCGATCGCCCACCGTTCGAGTGCAGCATCGTAGGCACGTTTAGCCCCTGACCTGTCTTTGTACCCTACTTCCTGTGCGATGCGGTCGAACGTCAAACCGGCCATCTTCAAGTCGATGACCTTGCGATAACGTTCGGCAGTGGTCGGGTCAACTTGTTTCACGGGATAGGCCGTTCCTGCCCACACATGGGGCACAGGTCGGGGCCGTCCAAATCACCGGGGAAAGGGCCGCCACAGTGAATATCGGACAGCAAAGCATCTAGGCTGTCTCCGTCCCACCCGGTGCCCACAAGGTCGCCGTTGGTGTCGTTG